AGATAAGCTGATGTTCCTTCACCACCTGGTGAAGTGATTCCAAACATACCCGGGCCAGTGCCGCTTGACGGCTGGAACGTGTAGCGTGGGAATCCTAGTGAATTATTTTGGTCCATGAACCAGTCCATCTCCGAGCTGTTCGCGCGGAACTGGCTCACGAGGTGACGGTTCTTGATGATTGGTGCGCCACTGAACTTGTCATACTGTACCGCTCCGTCCTTCATGTCATAGACATTGTCCCATACCGCGACAAAATCGCCTGTACGCTTGTTATCATCCATTTGTGACATGTAAAGCTGCAGCGCAGCCTGTCCTATTTCGCGCTCTGATTTTCCTTTCTCGACACCCATCTCAAAAAGCATTGGTGCCGCCTGAACCGCTGTCTGTCCCACGATGTCCACGAAGCCTCGCATTCCTGGATCGTCTGACTTTCCTGCCATCAGCATTCCACCTATCTGCATGAGAAGGGCGCTCTTCTGCATTCGCTCCCCTTTATCCCCGCTTCCAATGAACTGCCTTATGATGTCCTTGTACGCGTTGACGCGGATCACGCTGTCATTCTCTACGCTGTTGGCGTCAGGGTTATTGGTTGCCGCGACCGTCGCGACCCCTGTCGCCGCCGCGTTTCCTTCGCTTCCGTCCGTGATGACCACGTCATCGTCGTTGTTCTTGTTGATAATTTCTGTTTCTTCTATTTTTTCCTCAAAGCCTCCAGGAAATCCGCTTCCTTTTCCCTCTATTGGAATTATCTGTGCGCTTGTGTCCTCCTGCACGGATTCAATGGGAAGGGCTTCATCGCTTAACTGCCCAAGGCCCTCCAGTCCGAGATAGGTCTGCCATCCTCTTTTGGCGAATGATTTAACGTCCTTTGTGGGAAGTCCCAGCAACTGACGTGTTCCCACGAGGTCTCGTGCTCCGCCGGGCCATTTTGATCTGTTTCTTGCCGCCTTCATGGCTTCATAGCCAACTTTGAAAAGAGGTCTGAGGTATGTTGTCATCTATCCCCCTATGTGTTCTGCCAACCCTGTGCGACTCCTGCTCCAAAAATTCCTGCGCCTAGCGCCTGTGACAGTGGATTTGTCATTGGGGAGGTTCCATAGGTTGATGCCATTTGACCGGACGGTACACCCCTGAAGATGTCTGACATCCAGGAGAAACGGTTCTGCTCATCGTATCTGTTGGCAAGACCCGCCTTGTATTTGGCGTCCAGTTGCTGCTGCAGATTTTGCTGCTGAACTGACCCAGCGCCCATGAGGGACGCGACGTCCCCCTGTCCTAGTTGCTGTGTCATTCCCGCGGCTGTGCCGTACCGTTGCATCTGGTTTTCGAAGTCCCCCCTCGCTAAACCCATTGCCGTGCCGAATCCTTCTGAAAGGGACTGGCCAATGCCGAGCGCCTTTCCTCCGAGTAATTCAGCGTTCATAATTCCCTGCCGTGATCCGCCAAAGGCACCTTTTCCTGCGGCGCCCATGTTGGCTTGGTCAATTGCCTTGTCATACTGTTCCGATATTCCCTGGGTTACGTAGTCCTGATAGGGATCAAGGTATTGTTTGTAGGATTGCGGATCGAATTGAGTGTCCGCGAATTTGTCCATGTAACCTTGCCACTTCCCTATTCCTGACCTTGCCAGTTTAAAGGCGTCCTTTTGGTCCTGCGTGAATCCTGCAACTTCCTGCGTGGGGATATCACCCTGGTCTTTTCCCGCTATTCCGGCAGCCTGATCCATGAGCCAGAGGAATTTCGCCTCCATCTCAGGGGTCATGTTTGTTAGATTAAACTCATAATCCTCGTCTACCGGATAGGTTCCCGTATTGGGTGGTGCTCCAAATCCCATTATGCTCTTGCCTCCTGTGCTGTTTCCGAATCAGGGTCGAGTCGGTTCATCAGTGAATAAAGTCCGTCAGGCCCTCCTGGAAAATTGTTCGTTGCTTTTTCGGTGAATACGAACTCTCCGTTCGAGAGTGCCACTGGCTGTATGGAATCGGATGTCCCGGTTCCGGGCCCCACGGCCTTTCCGCCTGCGGTGTAGTCGTCTATGTATCCCCCAGAAGCCCTTCCAAACTGCGGGTATTGCGCCGGCGTCTTGGTTTGATAGTAGGGGTTCCTCCATCCATGCTTCCATATTTCCTTCGCTTCCTCGTATGGTATTCCGAAACGCTGTGCCCATGACCTGATTCTTCTTTCCTTCGCCGCTTCCCACAGCTCCTCTTCGCTCATTCGTCCGCCGTAAAGTCCGGCGATTTGCGGAACGAGGGACGCCATGACGTTGACGTTTTCCATTCCAAGCATTGGTGCCAGACCTGCGAGTCCTGGATTGGCCGCCAGTTGATCTACCATGCCTGGCGCTGGTGTACGCGTGAAGTAATCCATGTTAATTCCTGCGTCACCCCAGCTTTGAGTGTCTATAACTCCTGGAATCTCTCTAGTTCCAAGAATTTCGCTGGTGCCTGGTATATCAGTGTAACCTGTAGGACCTGCAAATTCTGCTGCCCAACTTTGATCATATTGTGGGGCAGTTTGTGGTGCGCTTAGTATATCTTTGAAGGTACTTGGTCCTTGTGTTGTAATGGGATCCGAAACATTGCCAAGAGCGAAATCATACCAGCTTTTCTTGTCCCCTATGCCCGCAAGTTGATTGTATTGTTTCGCCGCCTGTGCCCCCTGCATAAAGGTGAACGGCATTGACGCCGCACCGGCCCACATCGCCGACCTTTCCGGATGCTTAGATCCAGTGAGGCTCGCGATTCCGTAGTTGAGCGCCGCGTTCTTAAGCGCGTTGGAGACCATTGGGGATGAAACCCCTTTCGCCAAAGCGCCAGTCATTCCTTTCTTGGCCGCCATGTTTGCCATCCAGGTGCCGCCTGCTCCACTGGCACCCATGTATGATGCGAGGTATGGCGCCGCGACTCCCAATGCTAGCAGTCCTACTGGACTGTTGAGCATATCCTTTCCGCCTCTTACTATGTTCTTAAATGTCTTGTCTAGCCAGCCCATTATACTTTTCCCGCTATCGCACTTAGTACTTTATGAATCGCCACCTGGACTTTCACGTCACGTCGTATGTGCTGAACAGCCGTGGCAGTTGCAGGGTCAGAAATGTCGTCTTCGGCTTCCTTGTCGGAGCCGTATTCCTTTCCTGTTAGTGTGTTGGTAATAGTGACTTCCGCCGGTACCACGATCTGGGGAACTTTCTCCCCGTTGATGGTTACGTATTCCACTACTCCGTCATCATTTATAGGCATGTTTTCTCCTTATATCAAGTATTTTCTTCATCATCAATCCTTAACTCTCCGGCGTGATGCTGGGTTGGTCTATCTCTTCCGACATTACATTGTCCATATTATACCTCCGTGATTGTTATTTCAAGCAAAGAAGCGACAGAATGTAGGTAATTGGCCGTTCCCGCTTTAATTTTAATCTTCTCTTTTTCCCTCATGACATGCGGTCTGCTCACTGTCTGCACCGTTGTGTTGCCGGCGATCGTTCCTGAGTTCCAGACAAAATCAGTGCCTGCGGCGTTGGTGACATAGACGTAGCTTGCCGCCGCTGCCAAGGCATTCGTGTTTGTTATCCTCCATGAATTCAGGATGGATGTCTTGCCATCCGGAACCGTGTAGAGTGTCGTGGAATCCGTCGTGGTCAAGTCAGTCATGACATTTCTGTACAGGTTTCTTGAGCCTCGATCATTCTCCAAAATGGCGAAAAAGAAATCAAACTCATCCGCCGCTGTGGTATTTACAACAATCTTCTCCTTTTCCCCCAGCGTAAATGGCCTGTCAAACACGGTCGCGGTTGAATACGCCACAACAGCAATTGGAGGCGTTAGATAAAACAGGTTAGCGGATTCATCCTCTATCTTAATAATGTAGCTGGGAGTGTTTCCCGCCAGTTCCGTTCTTCTCACTCCATTCACGATTGCCGTCTTCGTGTCAGGAACAGTGTAAACATCATTGTCCCCGACTGATCCCAAGACCTGGACAGCGTTTGTAAACAGCTGTCCCATCAGTCAGCCATGAACCAAGTCAGCGCCTCGTCCTCCGATCTTAACTGTTCCGGAGTGTATGATGTATTTAAAAGTTGAATTAACAAGTCCAGTGTATTGATCAAGGAATTAATTTGGGCCGCGTCATATTCCTGCGGTGCCTGCGGCAGACGTGGTAAAGTTATCTGTGCCATTATCTTCTTCCGTCCGGCCTGATTTCAGCCCTGTAAGTTCAAAATCTCCACGCCGTGTCAAGGTCGGAACTTTCAATTCGTATTGACGCCTGCCGTCCGCGCGCACGCGTGTCAACCTTGGTTGTGCTTGTGGTCACTGGGTAGGGGCCAGTCGTTCTCTGTGTTGATGATGGATAGTCACGAAATTTCAGTGAAACATTAACCGTTCCTGAAAGGTTCTTAAAGTCCGGGATAAATCTTTTGATCGACATGAGATGTTCCCCTGCCTGCGGAATGACAAAGTCCCCTGACTCCACGTATGAAGTCATCGCCGCGCCGTCCGCGTTGTTTCCTTTTTCCTGCGCGTACATGTAAGTTCTTCCCGCTGTCAGTCCAGTTATGGTTGTGATGGTAGATGCCGTGTCCGTAGGCGCATAGTCCGTGGCGTAAGGAAAATTATAAACGCCCTTATCGGCCCAGCTTGTTCTAGCTAAAGTACCAACTTGCCACACGTCTTCCTTAATGTTGTAGGTCACGCAACGATCGACTTGTGACGATCCGTTGGTGGGATAAAACCACGTGACTTCGTTGAATTCACTGTTGGCTGCGGCAAAGGTGTCCTTCTGATTTGCCTCATCAATGTCCGTAAACACATAGTCTTCCACGGAGCATGGAATTTTAAGCACGGTACCGTCAAACTTGAAGAAAGAATCACGGCCCATCCAGTAAGCCACACCGTTAATGTCAATGGCTGCATGCAGTCCTACAGTTCCGCAATGGGAACCTAACTGTGAAAATCCGAAAATGAATGGAGCCCCAATCAATTGCATTTGATACATGGCCGTATCGGACCAAATCAAAACCGCGCCACGTGAACGTTTGGCGGAAATAATTCTGCTTCCGTCCGTCAATCGCTGTGAGCCAGCCGTGTTAGTTGCGGTAGGCTCCCATGTATTAACGTCATCCTGCGCGCACCACCGAATGAACATGTCATCCTGCGTGGAAGTGTCCCCTATGGTCGTTTCCGTTCCGAAAAGAACAATGAAACGATCCGTTCCTGAAACCAGCATTCCACGACTCTTGGTGGGTGCGTTTGAAACTGTCGTATTGGTTGCGATATTTGTCATCGGATCCGAGAGTCCTCCTGACGTATCCCAGTAGTAAAGCTTGCCATTAAGATACTGGCAAAGAGCGTCTTCGCCCCATGTATCAAGTGACCATTTTCCTGAATCCAGTTGAACGCTGTTGGGAGCGGCCAGGGTTGAACGGGATGTTCCCCATCCTGGACCTCCTGAAGCGCCACCCCATGGTCCTGCACCAAAGCCGTATCCTAGAATGGAAGTGGCTGGAGTAGTATTTATTTCATAGGCAGCTGTTGCTGATCCTCCTGTACGACCGGTTCCACCTTCCGTTCCTCCGGATGTAATAACATAAACCGATGTTGAAGTTACTGATTGAATTTCAAATTCTCCCTCAAGCTGCCCGTCAGTTATTGAACTGCTAGTAGGAGCTGTCGCTGAAGTGATGGTTACAAAATCCCCTTCAATGGCTCCGTGTGCCGCGTCAGTCACGCTTACATCACTTGAAGAAGCGGTCGTTTCAAACTGGGTAATGGCATTTCCTGAAGAGCGAGTGGGTGTGATGTCATACCACGCCCCCTGTGCGAAGAGATAAAGTTTCTTGTTTGTTCCTATAATGGAGTACTGGTCGCCGTCCAGCGAGAACCATGTGACGATTCCACGCGTGGCACCCAACAGCGCGTCACTAGTTACCTTGTCCCATCCCCCAATTTTCTCAGGAAGACTGTAGCGAAAACGCATGTTGTCCGAATCGAACCAAGTTCCCTCGGCTCCGTATTCCGTAACCTGCTTGTCAACGCCTGGTTGAAATGGCATCTTGATAAGTGGCATTTAAACTCCTTTAGCTTGTTGCGTAGAAAGGCATCCAATAATCAGTATCATTTATATTAACCCGAATATAGCCGGTTAAATCACCGACAGTTGTTTCTGTAGTAATACTTTTAGTTTGATCCGATGCACTTGTTCCCTCAAAAAATATAAACTCCTGATCCTCGTCATCCTGATCCAAGGCGAGACACGCAATTGCCCCGTCCGTGACGGTCTGGTTAATTTCCAGCCGAGCATCTTCTGGTGTGGCAACACCGATTCCTATCTTGTCCGCCGATCCGTCCAAGACGAGCATGTTTTCCAAGTTCTCTGACTCCATCCTTAAATCCAGGTCCGCTCCTGTCTCATTCCATGTAAATGCACCGCCGTCCAGGTCAACCGTGCTGGTCACTTTCATCGTTCCAGCAACATGAAGATCGCTTGTCGGGGCAGCTATTTTTATTCCCACCATGTCCGCGCTTGCATCAATAAAAAGAAGATTGGTTTCGCCCGAACCGGCAAAACGCGCATCTACACTAGCCTCGGACGTATTAAAGGTGAATGTTCCGCCATCAATGTCCGTGTTTCCTGATGCCCTGAATGTTCCTACTACGTCCAAATCCACACCAGGGGAAGCTGTATTAATTCCCACCCGGTCAGTGCTGGCATCAATATAAAGAAGGTTCGTTTCAGAATCGCCCGCAAATCGTACGTCATAGTCCCCTTCCGAAGTATTAAATGTAAATGTTCCTGTATCGAAGCTGACGTTTCCGGCGCTAGTCAGTGTTCCACCTGCCTTTATGTTTCCTGCGTCGGCGAGCACGTCAAATGCCGTCGTTCCGTCCGTGTAAATAATGTATTTTGATCCTGTAGTTGAAACGAGAGTAACTGGCGTTCCTCCAGCCGGACCGAAGGTTAGTGAATATGGTCCACTCCCACGATCGGTAGAGTCATCAATGAAGTACCATGTCTCCACGGCCTCGCATTCAACGGCCTTGTTTCCCGTGAGTGTTCCAGTAAATTTAAGTGAGGCCCTGCTTTGCTCATCACTTGTTCCGGACGTTCCACTCGAAACCGTCAAGCTCGTAGTGCCGCTTCCGGCGACGCTCACGGACTTGTATCCCTTGATTCCCTTTTCTACTTTCTGCAGGTTTTCATTAGTGACTGTTCCCCACGTTCCGGCGTTAGAGCCAGTCGTCTGCAGGTCCAAATTTAATATCGTCGAATCAGCCATTATATCTCCTTATGTTTTGGACACAACCGTCCAGGTGTTGCTCGCAGAGTCGTCCACCTTGTTCCAGATGGTCAGTATTGGCGTTCCCACTGCAACATTAGCCGCGACTCCTGTTGGCGTGACCACCGCTGCTCCTGAAACCGTAACAGTTCCAAGGGCAACGTCAGCCGAAACACCTGTTGGAAGAATTGTCCATACCAGTGTAACAGTTCCTA